ACGATTGGGGGTTGAAGAATTACAGATTATGGCCGAATGGTCCACGGCAGGTGATGAAAGAGTTTGTATTGAGTGTGGGGAATTAGAGGGAGTGGTAATGACAGTGAAGGAAGCAAGAGGCCTAATTCCACGGCATCCTAATTGTAGGTGTACTTGGATACCCGCAAAAAGAGGGAGGAGGGAAAAAGGACAACTTTGGGGGGTTGATAAGGACAGAGCCATAGAGAAATCCATACAAGCGGAAGGGCCTAAAAAGGTAAAACGTACTGCTACGGAAATTAGAAAACGTAGTGTATGGGCTGGGAAGGAATTGGTTAAAGTTAAGAAAATTCCAAAGAGGGTTATACCAAAACCAAAGTCTGTACCAAAACTGAAAAAAGATTTAGTTCCTTTAACGAAAAGTGAAAAATTTGCTATTGAAGATTATACTTCTGATAAATTTTTAGGGTTAAATAAAAAGTTAAGGCAAGGGTTACCTTTGGAACCTGCTGATAAAACTTTGCTGAAAAAATTGAGTAGCGGTTTGGAAAAACTTCCTTCATATGAAAAAGATGTATTTAGAAAAGTATCCTTTAATACTGAAAGTGATTTGAAGAAGTTTCTTAAAGCACATAGAAAGAATAGTATAGTAAAATATAAAACCCCAATAAGTTCTTCTACAGATAATAGGAGGTTTCTGTTTTCTGGCAAAGGTGATGTTAATATTACAATAAAGAAAAGTATTTCTGGAAAGGATATATCTTCTTTTTCTAAGAACCCTGTAGAGAAAGAGGTATTATTTGATAGAAACAAATCTTTTAAGGTTTTATCTGTTAAAAAGAACAATTTGAATGCTTATGAATTGGTTTTGGAAGAAATAATTTGAATTTTTATTTAAGATTTTTACTCTTTTTGACGATAATATATATGGTGTTACTGTATTGGTGGTGAGGGAGTTTTAAGATTGCTCCTTTTACTCCCTCATCACTCTTTTGAAAAGTAAATAGTGGCATGATTATTCTCCGACTTGGTGGGTGGTAGATTTAATCGTCTTGGTTGCCACCCACCAATATTTAAAAAGTGAATAATGAGGGATAGTATTCATCACCCTCCTCCTTATGCTGGGTTGGTTTTAGGGAATGTCAAAACCAACCCAGCAATTTTAAAAGTTTAGAAGTCTCCTTTTAAAGTTTTGGGTCTCCATGGGACCGGCGGCGGCGTGTGTGAAACGCTATGTCGGGTGGGTGAAGCAAGCAATAGCCCAAGTTTTCGGAACTACCAAACCGAGGGGCTTGCAAGCAGGTTAGAATCCTGCCCGCCGGTCTTTATTAAAAGTAAATTATTTTTGAAAGGGAATAATATGAAACCTATAGTAGTTTGTTTGTGTGGTTCTACACGTTTCAAAGATGAATTCGTAAAAGCTAATTTACGAGAGACCTTAGCGGGAAAAATTGGGGAAAAATTGTTCTTACAATTGGTTGTGATTTGAGGGACCATACTCATTTCGGACATCTTACGGCCTCTGAGCGTATTAATATGAAAAAAGAATTAGACGAGCTTCACTTAAGGAAGATTGATTTAGCCGATGAGATATTAGTTTTGAATGTCAGAGGATATATTGGCAAGTCCACAAATGATGAAATTCAATATGCAAAAAAACATAACAAACGGATTAGATATTTGATGAACGAGCAAGTTTGACATCACCTGTTAATGGAGATGAAAAATGAGCATAGGAGATTCAAAATTTGAGCCAAAAACAAAAATGAGTTGGATAATAAAAAATTGTTTAGAAGGTTCTATAAAATCTCACCAAAAGTGGATTGATTATCTCAAAGGAAACATTGAGCCAGAGACAAGAAAGAAACAAGAAAGATTAGTGGGCAATGCCACGTTTCACGAAAACTACATACAAAGATATGAAACATCGTTACAGGCTTTAGAGCAACTCCAGTCTGAGAATGAGAAATTGAAAGAAGCATTAAAAGAGATACACTTTATAGCTGGAACAATCTCAGGCAAAGGAACAACGCAGGCATCTGAAATATGGGACATAATTAGCAAAGCTCTGAACAAGTAATAGCAAAGGTAAAGAAAGGAAAGGAAAAATGAAACAAAAGCTAATTAAAGGGCCGGTGAAAGGTTATAAGGGCACTGATAAAAACATGAAGTGCAACGGCTTTCAATTCCAGATGGGCGATAATGTCTTGGGCAATAACGATGATTTGGTTTTATGTAAAAAGGGGTTTCACTTTTGCCAGCAGCCTTCCGGCCCATTTAGCTATGGTAACTATGACAGGCTGTTTAAAGTAGAAGCATACGATGTTCTCGACAGTGAATGGGCGCCAGGTGCAGATTATAAACAAGTTTGTCGTAAGATTCGGTTTTTGGAAGAAATAAAGATAAATGGAGACTACAATACCGGCTACCGCAATAGCGGCAATCGCAATACCGGCGACGGCAATACCGGCGAATACAATAGTGGCTACTACAATACCGGGGACTATAATACCGGCTACCGCAATACCGGCCGCTACAATACCGGCAACCGCAATAGTGGTGATGGCAATACCGGCGACTACAATACCGGGGACTACAATACCGGCGATGGCAATGCAACTAATTCCTGCTCAGGTTATTTTTGTTGCCAAAAACAGCCGTTCATCTTTTTTGATAAACCAACAAATTGCAAAGTGGACGAAATAAACCGGTCTCTCGTCGCTGGTCTTGCCCGTAAATTACAGCAAGATGAGGAGTTTGATTATGTGGCATTCGTTGATTTGCCAAACGCCACGATTGAAAAAATAAAAGCGCTCCATGCAGAACATATAAGGCTAAGAAAGGCGGTGAATAAATGAAAGACAAAAGAACCGAAACAATATACAGGTTTAAGAAAACGATTGGCCGGCTTCTGGAACAGATTAAGAAACTTGAGGCTGAGAATAAAAGGCTAAAAGCTGAAAGAGGGGCAATAGATGAAGCATTAAATTCTGGCGATGGAAGCTACCATCCATAAATTTTATAGTGAACCAAAAGAAAGGTAAAAAGCCTCAGTTAAAACACCTTATAATAAAATTCATCAAGTTCGCCGGGACCCACGTGGTTCAAAAGCCCATACATCGAGGATGGAAGCTATGATATTAAATAAATATGCTTTACGCAGACAAGCTATTAAAAAAGCGGGATTGAGTGAAGACAATCCTAATCATACAGTGAAAATAATTAATTTACTCAAGCGGAAAGGATTAGATTAATGTCGGCGCCAAGTGATGTATGTGAAGTGAAAAGGTGTAAAAGAGATTCTACTATTATCTACTCAGCCAGTAAAAGTGGTCGTCAAAGGGGGGTATGCAGCAAACATTGGAATATGCATTGTCAACATCTAATCAATTTGAAAAGCAAGCAAACTTATAAAAAAAGTAAGTAGGCTTCTTAAAAAACTTCATTAAAATCAATTTCTTTTTACATGCCTTTTTAGGTATATCCTTTTTTTCATAAGTTCAGGCTAATAATTGCCTTCGTACTAATTATACGTATATGTTCTTTTATAATCTTATGATAGATATCTTTTCACCATCAAAAAAACAACTTGATTTACCGTGGGTTATGTACATATTATAATTACAGAATGTTTTGAAAAACAATTGAGGGGAAGATGACAAAATGCCGGTTCATACTGGAAAAGATAGTAAAGGTTGTTTTGCTCAATGGGGTAGTCAAAAAAAGTATTATTATACTTGCGGCAATACAACGGCTCGCAAAGCAGCTAAAGCTAAGGCTGCCAAGCAGGGGGCTGCTGCCCGTGCCGCTGGTTTTCGGGAGAATGAAATGATATTTCAAAAAGTAGTTACCAATTTTACAGGGAACGTCAGAAATGATACTATGGAAGGTCGTGATTTTTTAGTGGCTCCTATGATTATGATGGTTGAGGGGGTTCACGAAGGTAGCGAAGGACCTCTTTACTACCCTGCTACAGAACTTCAGAAAACTCCGGCTATATGGAATCATAAACCCGTTGTTGTTTACCATCCTCAGGAAAGGGGACAAGGGGTAAGTGCTTGCGACCCTGATATCCTAACCAACCGCAAGGTAGGTGTTATAATGAATACTACTTTTGAAGATGGTAAACTGAAGGCAGAAGCTTGGTTGGAAGTTGACCGTATGAATAAAGTGGATGAACGTATAGCAACAGCCATAGAGAATAATGAGACAATGGAATTGTCTACTGGTTTATTTACTGATAATGAGGAGGTAGAAGGAGAATGGAATGGGGAATCTTATATAGCTATAGCCCGTAATTATAGGCCCGACCATCTCGCTCTTTTACCAGATATAAAAGGAGCTTGTAGTATAGAGGATGGGGCTGGTTTTTTACGTTTGAACGAAGAGGGGGATTTTGTAATGAATCCTGCTCCGGATGTAACAGAAAAATATATCAGGATTCGTCAGAAAAGTCCTGGTTTATTTAAGGAAGGTTCTTTTAGAACTATTACCGTTTCCAGTTCTAAAGGAATTAAGGCTGTTGCTGGAAGATTGAAAAAGCCTCCAAAAGGGCAAGAGGGTTCTTTAGTGATTCAAACTTTCTTGTTTGATAAGAAGAAATGGACCACTGCCAGAGCCAAAGCATGGGTTAAAGACCATAAACCGACCTCCAATGAAATGAGCCACGGTAATATCCGTTCGTTATTGAATTCTTTGCTTAGGGTTGATAACGATGAATTATGGGTTGAAGAGGTTTACGATGACTTCTTCATATATGAGCATGCTGGAACATATTATAAACAAAATTACAAGGAAGAAAATGATTCTGTTAGTTTTGAGGGAGAAAAAGAAGAAGTCACAAAGGTTACGGAATATAGGACCAAATCAGGTTCTTTTATTGGTAATGAAAACAATAATGATTTTAGTAGAAAGGAAAAAATAATGAATAAGTCTAAAATAGTTGATGCTCTTATTAAGAATGAGAGCACCCAGTGGACTGAGGATGATAAGGAGTCTTTGATGGAGCTCTCTGAAGACATCCTCAACAAAATGAGTCCGGTGATGAATGAGGAGGATGATAAGGATGATGATAAGACAACTGAGGATAAGGCTGCTGATAATAAGGCTTCCGAAAATGCTGATGAGAATAAAGGTACTTCTGAAGAGAACCCGGAAGAAAAGGAAACAACTGAGAATATGACAGCAGAGGATTACATTGCCAAGAAGGTTCCAGCTGAGTTAAAAGAGGTTCTCCGGAATGGTTTGAGCTCTTACAAAGCCGACAAAGCCAGATTGATTGCTGTCATTACAGCAAACAAAAAGAGTACATTCACCAAGGAACAATTGGAAGCAAAGGGTTTAGAAGAGCTAAAAGCCATTGCAACTCTCGCTTCTAATACTGAAGAGCAAGAGACTCAGCTACAGACCCTCAATTATGTTGGACAAGGCGATGCGGCTCAACAAGAAGAAGAAACACCTATGGAAATGCCTACGATGAATTTTGGTGAAAAGAAAACGGCGTAAAAAAATAAAAAAGGAAAAATAGTTTTTTTGAAAGGTAAGAAAATGAGTAATAGGATACATTGTAAAGGTACTTTCCGTCATGAGGAAGCCTATGCCAACGAAGCAGACATCTATCCGGGTATGTTACTTCAATTGGATAGTAACGGGGAAGTAGGTATGCATGACACGGAAGGTGGAACGATTGGGGATGAGGTATTGATAGCCGAGGAAGATGCTCTTCAAGGCAATGCAGTGGATACGGTTTATGCCGATGGTGCCATTGTTAGCTATCTTATTCCCAACAAGGGTTCGGTTGTTAATATGCTTCTTGAGGATGGGCAGGACGTAGACATCGGCGAAAAAATAATCAGTGCTGGTAATGGTTTGGTAAAATCCTACGATGATATAGGCAGTGGTCGTACTGTATCTCATGTGCTTGGTATCGCTGAGGAGGCACGTGATTTGACTGGCAGTACGGCAACAAACACCTTGATACCTGTTCGTGTAGTGTAAAAGATGAATACAAAATTGAAAATTAAATGTTAAATTGAAAGGATAGTATAATGGATTTTATTTTGAATGGACGAGCTACTGGAGATGTAGCTACTAAATTGCTTCGGTGTAATTTTGATGCAAATTGCCTACGTCCTTATATAGGCAATGATGGTAGGAGTTACATCACAGTAAATCAGAATGGGACACCAAAAGCTGTTCCCATAGGAAATGCTAATGATTATGGTGGTGGTGGGGTAACGGCTACATTGAGAAAGGATGATTGGAAAATTCTTGATGATGCTATTATCAAGGCAGCCAAACCCCGTTTGAAAGCGGTTGCGGACCTTCGTGCTGCGGGCCTTACCTTTACCATTCCAAATGGAATGGGTAAAACAGTATTAGAAACGGAAACAATGAGTGATATAGGCCCAGCCAGTGTAAGTATGGATGGATTAAGGGAGAATCAAAATGATAGGCCGGTATTTGAGCTTACCAATTTGCCTTTGCCTATCATTCATAAAGACTTTTCCTTTAGTGCTCGTCAAATAGCAGCCAGCCGTAATGGTGGCTCCCCTTTGGATACTACTTCAGCGGAGTTGGCCAGTCGTAGAGTAGCAGAAGAAGCAGAAAAACTTCTATTGGGTGTTAGTACGGTTGCCGACCAATATTCCTTTGGTGGTGGGATTATTTATGGTTACACTGACTTCCCAAGCGCTTTAACTCGAACCATAACGGCTCCCACTGGTGCTGATGGGCAAGGTGCCACGTTTTTAGCTGATGTTATGGCTATGATACAACAAGCAAAGAACGCTTATCATTATGGACCATACATGTTATATGTGGCTTCGGCGTGGGACCAATTCTTGGATGACGACTTTAAGGCTGCTTCTGATAAAACTATTCGCAACCGTGTTAAGGAGCTCGCTGATATTCAGGACATCAGAACTTTAGATTATCTTACCGGTACTTACGACGTGGTTTTGGTTCAGATGACTACTGATGTGGTTCGTGAAGTAATTGGTATGGACATTACGACTCTTGAATGGGATACAATAGGCGGTCTCCAAAAGAATTATAAGGTTATGGCTATAATGGTTCCACAGCTTCGAGCAGACCAAAACGGTAGAACGGGTATTGTTTACGGGTCTGTTTAATTAATTTGATAACAGTGGGATGAATTAAAACTGAAGAATGGTTTATTTTGGAAAGGATAAAGTATGTTATTCAGATTGAAACAGAGATGTGGTAATCATGTTGAGAACGGGAAGATATACGAACCGGGGGATATTATTGAAACTGGCCGTGATTTATCTTCCAAATTTCGTAACAAGTTTGAAAGGATACATGAAGCTTTAAAAGATACGGGTAAGAAAGATACTGATGAAATTAAAAGACCTAACATACCTCCTTCGGTGGGTGAGGGCGGCGATACGGGATTAAACCCTTCCCCAGAGTCCTCACCCATTTCAGATGAAGAAATTGTTGAGGAAAATTTAGAATATGGTGAAGATGTTACTTCCGAATTTCCAACTGCTGAAAAGTTAGAAGTAAAGGTCTTTGAAAAGTCCAAATGGTACACAATAGTAGATACCTCAGACGGTGAAGTCCTTAACGAGAAGAAGCTTCGTAAGAAAGATGTTATTCCCTTCCTTGAACAATATTTGGAGGACTAATGCCCAAATGGATTCCGAATCAAGTATGGCTCAATCAAGACGTTTTTATAATAGGTGGAGGAAATTCACTAAAACGGTTTGATTGGAACCTTCTTAAAAAAGAGAACACCATAGGATGTAATGATGCTTTCAAGCACGGAGCCGAGATTTGTAAGGTTTGTGTTTTCGGGGATAGTAAATGGTTTGAAGCCCATAAGCATGAATTAGAACTTTACAAAGGGGCTGTTTTTACTAATGTTTCCCGGTTGTATAAAACGACTTTGGATTGGCTTTGGGTAATGAAACGTCAAGCAACAGGTCTTCATAGGGATGCTCTTGGTTGGAATTACAATACAGGGGCTGTCGCTATTAATCTTGCCCTATTATTAGGTGCCAAGCGAATTTTCCTTTTAGGATTTGATATGTGTCTATCAAGAAAAGGAAAACAAAATTGGCACCCTAATAATTTGGATAAGCCAAATCCAGAAGTATATCTCAAATTTATAAAAGGATTCAAGAAGGTTGCTAAGGATTTGAGAGAAAAATTTCCTGATGTAGAAGTATTTAATGTTACCGACAATAGCAAATTGGATGAATTCCCAAAAGTAGGAATGAATGAATTTTGGAAAGAAAGGCGATTCAAATGAAAATTTATCTAATATTATTGATGTTACTCCCTGTCTTTTTTATTGGTGGCTGTACGGAGTCAGCAAGTGTTGCAGGTGGTGCCCTTGGTATGAAAATAATAGCCGAGGAAGCCCAAAATAGATTGGTGGACGCAATTAATGTTTTGAATGAGGAGACAATAAGAATAAATAATACTATTGATGAAATAGAAGGCACTGTATTAATTAAGCCAGAAACTTTGAAAGCGGTGGAGGGGGTAAAGGAAAGAGAAAAAGACCCTGTAACCTGGATAGCTTTGGTATCATTATTATCGAATGCTTTTTTAAGTGGTAGAGGTATTAAGAAGGTTAAAAAATGAAATATCGAAAACTAAAAGGGTATAAATATGAATTGATGGAAAGGGAAGAAACCTTAATTGGTATTAAAGGTATTAGTATTCGTAGTCCATATATTTCTTTGTTGGTTACTGGAATACTACGTGTCAAAAAACATTATGCTTGGGATGGTCCTTCTGGGCCTACTATCGATACCAAAACTTTTATGCGAGGTTCCTTAATCCACGATGCTTTATATCAATTGATGAGGGAAAATTTACTCGATAGAAGGTATAGGAAACTTGCTGATTTGCTTTTAAGGAGAATATGTTTAGAAGATGGGATGAATCCATTTAGGGCTTGGTATGTTTATCATGCTGTAAGATTATTTTGTAAAAAGAATTCTTTACCACGTAAGAATCCACGGGGTAAAATTATTGAAATTTAGGAAGAGAATAAAATGGCCAGAACAACCAGTGATTTAATAGAAGAAATTATAGAAGTAGATTCTGGTATAGTTCTTACTCCTTTTATTTCTGCTGCCAGTGCTATAGTAACCCAATGTTGTACCAATTTGGCTGTTGATTATACTGCTGCCCACCTTGTAGAAATAGAAACCTGGTTGGCGGCACATTTTTATACGATTAGGGAAGGAAGGGTATTTGAAGAACGAGCAGGCCCAGTTAGTGAGAGAAAACAATCCAAAGTAGATTTAGGGTTTGCCCTTTCTCATTATGGACAAATGGCTATGACATTAGATTGGTATGGTGGTTTGGCTGCTTTGAATGAAAAAATTAAAAAAGGAAAAGTAAGAGCTCCAGGTATTCATTGGTTAGGTAAAACAGAAGATGAAATGGGAACCACATTGGCAGATTAATCGAAAGGAATAAACATGGCTCTAACTGAAGGGGATAAGGCAGAATGCAAAGAGATAGCAAGGGAAATTGTTAAAGAGGTTTTGGTGGAGCATATAAACAGCTGCCCTATAGGGAAAACACTAATGAAAAATAGAATGCTCTTGATAGGTATAGTAATAGGTAGTTCCTTAGCCGGTGGTGGAGCCGGTATAGGTATTGCTAATCTCTTGATGAGGGTTAATCCATGAGTCTTATTGTAAGAATGAGACGTCAAAATGCGGTGTATTGGCCTTTTGATTCTGTTGACCAATTTGGTAAAAAGGCTGTAGGTAGCCCTGTTCAAATAAAGGTTAGATGGGAAGATGTTTCTGAGGAGTTTTTAGATAGTAATGGTGAAATTCAGATATCTCGCTCTAAGGTATATGTTGATAGAGATATGGAGGTTGGTGGTATATTAATGCTTGGGACCACCGTTGACATTACCGACCCTATTGATGTGAAAGAGAATGATGGGGCTTGGGAAATAAGAAAGTTTGAAAAGTTACCTACTTTAAGAGCAACAGAATTTTTAAGGACGGCGTATTTATAATGGCCAGTATGATAAAAATTACCGGAATGAGGCAAGTCCTTAGCAATATGAAAAAGGCTACGGGAACCTTTGGAAAGAAGTTTGAAAGAGGATGTAAAAATGCTGGATTGTTTGTCCAACGGGAAAGTCAAAAAATAGTCCCGGTAGATACGGGGAATTTAAAGGGTGGTGCTTTTACTCGGAATGTAGGAGGAAAAGAATGGGATGTTGATGTGATTGTAGGTTATGTTGCTGATTATGCTGTTTATGTTCATGAGGATTTGGATGCCAAACATAATCCGGGACAAAGAGCAAAATATTTGGAAGCGGTATTTAAAGAACAAAGGGATGAAATTTTTAGGATTGTCGCTGCTGGTTGATAATGTTAATAAAAACCATACATCATAATATGTTAGCAGGGTATGAGGCCAACGAACATATTGATTGGACTAATACCAATGCCAATCTTTTAACTTCCGGCATTATCACAGTCTCCGGCTCAACCCGTAATTTGTCGGGCATTATA